ATTTTTTTTTTGACCGCTTCCATTTGGGCGGTCAACTCTTTAACGGGAACATCGCCGAACATATCGACGACCTTTTGCAACCCATCGTCGGATAAATCGTTGTACGGTTCCCCGTCGATTGATTTAACCAACACGGCAAACGCCAAATGCTTTGGGCTTATTCCGGTTTGAATGAAATACACGTTTTGCCGCATATTATCCAATTCAATTGCCGCCAATTCCGGGGTTTTGCTCCGGGCGTATCTTATTGCCTTTTCTATATGCGTATCGAAATCCTGCAAATCGGAACCAATCCCGGCATCAACTAACAACATTTTGTTGTACTTATGAAATCGCAACATCGGCAATTCGTCGATTGCGTCGTATATCTCAACGGTGCGTTCTCCTATCTTAACGGTTTTCATAGCAAAAAACGGGTTATCATTGTGGAACAAAAGGGAACCAACAACAACGTTGGGTTCCCGGTTATAAACGCCAAAAGGATTGCCAAAGCAACCCCCGCCCAAAAGGACAAACAGAAATCGCAATTAAACATCTTTGCGAAAAACTCGTTGCCGTGGACTTGTACCCATTCGATAACCTGCCATTTGCGTAACAAGGTCAAACCGAATGCAGCAACCAAAGCAACCACGACCGTATAAAATAAAAATGCTTGCATACACTTTGTTTTAATCAGTTAAACACGTTTCATCAATTCCCAATTCCCCGGCAAACCGGAACCCGGCGAACGGGTGCATTAAAAATTGATTGTCTATTTCGTCCAAAGTGAACCCGGCAAATATGTTTTCCGCCTTTGTGTACACTCTGTTTATTGTCATGGAACCGGAACGCAACCAAATACCGCCATTCAATACCCGCATGATTTGTTGTTTGACCGCCTCCGTATTCCGGTTGTTGGGGTCGTTGGTTATCGTGCGCATATCAAACCAAAAGATAACCGAAAACGGCGTTGTATATTTGTTTTGTTCGCCGGGGAACCAATCAATTTGTTGCGGGTCGTCCAACACGAAAAACGAAAAATTCCCTATATTACTATCCGGGGCAATCAACATATATTCATTGCCGCCAACGTAAATATTGGGCGTGTAATATCGTTTCCCTTGTATGGACTTAACCAACCGTTCCGAACGTCCAAAGGAATAATTAAGCCACGGCAACCCGTCCGCCAATCCCTTTTGAATATTTGCAATAACCCGGTCGAATAATTCCGGGTTCTTTATAATCGGTATTCGTTCCATATTAAACCGCTTGTTTTCTTAATTCCCAAACTTTGGTAACGGCTTTTGCAATTCGTTTATTACGTGTGCCGTAATTGTTGTTATAACTATTATCGCACCACTCCAAATTATTTGGGTTGTTGTTTAACTTGTTTTCGTCCTTATGGTTGATATGTGGTAAATTGTCCGGGTTGGGAACAAATGCCATTGCAACCAATCTATGTACTCTATACGTTATACTTTTACCGCCTTTCATAAGTTTAATAATCGCATAACCGTATATGTTACGTTGCGGGGCTAATTTCTTTGGTACTCCGGTGCGCCTGTAATCCATTGAAATAATATCCCCGTTTTCCGTAACCCTATAATCTTTATCAAACCCTAATAAGGGCTTTGCGTTCAATATCAACTTATCCATTTCCGTATATCGTTTCTTTTGCTTTGGTTAGCAAATCCGGGTAAACGTATTGCCAAATCAGTTTAGCAATGTTTTCGTTCGTCAATCCCAATATTTGCCGCCCGTACTTTTTTATCAAATCTTCCGTCTTGAAATCCGACGCCTTAATTTCAAATTGTTTGTCGCCGACTTCCAAATAAAAACTACTCTCAAAATCGCCCTCATCCCGTAACGTTACCCGGTTCGTCGGTTGTCCCTTTTCCTCCTTAATGGCTATTGTTAGCGGGGTATAAGGTCGATAATCCATTATGTCAACGCCCAATCGGTTAATACCTTGTTCAAATAATTGTTCCTCGGCGTTGGCATCAATGATAAACGCCGTTGTCATTCCGTCGTCGATTATTTCCCGTATAATCAACCCGGACGTCAACCCGTCGTTAAACGTATTAACCCGGTTGCGTAAATCAATTATTGATTGTAACCCCGCCATAATGCAATTACGTTGTCCGGTACTTAACGCCCCGGTTGTTGCAACTCAAACAAATACGGTCAATCCCTTGCGTATCTAATCGCAAAGCCTCAAACGCTTTTTTAAGGTCATAACCCAAACCGCCGGGGCGTCCCTCAACGTTCCCGTCCAACTCGTACAAAATATCCATTTTAGAGGCGTTGGATTGGTTCCGGTTTACCCTTACGTTGGGGTTCATTGCCAACGTGCGTAAAGCAATTGCCGCAACTTGGCGTTGTATTACCGTTTGGAATATCGACCGTTGTTCAATGATAAAATCGGTTAGGTCGCAACCTACCGTTATTTCACAATTCAACCCGTAATTCAGTGTATTAGTGTACATCGTGTACGCTATATCCCATAACTCCGGGTATTCGGCGAATGTTTCCGGGGCGTTGTACATAAACGGCGAAATCTGCAAATACTTTGTCAATTGCCGCCATGCCTCAATATTGCCGTACCCGGTACACGTTCCGCACGGTTCGCCGCTCCAATCTTTCGACACGTTAATTGCTTGCATCCCGGCGGGCAAATCGTCTTGATTGTAGCAAAGGAACCACGCACCCCCGGCGTTGTTTGCGTCGCTGATATAGGGCAAAAAACAATCTTCCAATGTGAACCATTGAAAGCCGCCATTTGTCAACGTAAAATTCAAATCAAACGTTTTTACGGGGTCAATCTGTGAACTATGGAAAAGGTACAATTTCACAATCCCGGTTCCGCCCGTCATTTGCAAGCCAACCCGGTGTATTTGGGCGGTAACTCCCATTGCCCGGACGGGGATTATTTCAAAGCCAACCAATTTATGTGCGTTCGGTTGGGTCGCTCTAATACGTCCCGCACCATCAAAGAACGTGCGCCGTTCCAATAGGTTCTTTGTTTCCTTATCCAACCCCTTTATTTGGGTAAACGTTTGTACCGCCGTGGAAATTCCGTTGCGGGTCAAACGCTCCAAATAGTCGGACAATATATTGTATTTCTCCCAAAAGGTCGAACCCTCGGCGGGAACCTCGGCGACGTTATCAACCAAAGCGACCCAATACAAGGGTTTGCCCGCCGCATCGTTGGCGTATTGTACCACGGTTCCGGCTTTCCATTCCTTTGTATCGTTCCAAACCGGGTATTGAAAACCCCAATTATCCGGGACGATTGCCGCCATATTATCCAACGTTACAAGCGGGTGCGCCCCTTGAAAATATAACCCGCTTTCGGTTTCTGTTAATTGCTCGGCGATTGCCTCGGCGGGATTATATGATTGTTCCCAACCGACGACGTGCAATAACTTATCTTGTATTTCCTTAATCCTATACATAAGCCCAAATATAACCGCCGCAAGTCTTTTTTATACCCTTACAGCATTTAACAATATTACTATCATTTAAACCCGTTTCCCGTTGTGCGTCTTTTACTGATAAGAATGTTTTTATCAAATCGCCGCAAATGGAATACATCGCAATTTGTTTTGCTCGTTGGTGCAATCCGCCTAATCTCCCAACCATATATTCGCCAATCTTTTTATTTAGGCGTGATTTTGTTATTGGATTATTACAATTTTCTTTGGTTGTAACCCAACGCAAATTGTCCGCCCTATTATTCGATTTGTCACCGTCGATATGGTCAACACATGGTTTGTTGTCCGGGTTCGGAATGAAAGCCGCCGCAACTAATCTATGAATATTAACAGATTTACGAATACCATTGCACAATACTACAACATTATACCCGTGCTTATTGGGAACGGCTTTAACTATCTTTGTATTATTACGCACGTTTCCGTAATTACTTATTTCATAATTTGGGAAATCGTATATTACTTTCCAACTTTCCATATCATTAGTTAAAAAAAAGGGGGCGGGGATAATCACCCCGTCCCCTCGGTTAAATAATTGTTCCATTTTCCAGCTTATGCGCCTGCACCCCCGGCGGGAAATTCCCCGGCGTTGGTTACATATACGGGCATTCCTAACGGTTCGTTCGGATTGCGTGCTGCAATCTCGGCTTTGATAATCGGATTTGCCACGGTGTCCGGCTTGCTGTTATATGCTACCATGTAGGCAACATCAACGCTAAATCCGAAATACTCCTTAACGGCACACGTCAAATCGGCGGTTGCGTCGCCCATAATCGCCGATTGGTCGCCCACGGCGGTATAATAATGCGAACCAACGGGCAAATCAATGTACGGCAATCGTACAATGTCCCATTCGTGGAAATTCGCACGGGTGCGGCGGTATGCCTCACGGTCAACACGGGTTAAGATACCAACGTTTCCATCGGCAACGGCAAACATTGTTCCCATTTTACCCGCTTCGTCTGTTACGTTGTTAGTATAATGCAATACTTTGTTGTCGTATTCCATGCGCTTATTAACGTCGTTGTAAACGCCATGTTGCGCCAACTTGCGGATTAGGCTATCAACCCCCGCATTTGCGATAAGGTGGATATATTCCGGGTAACAATTCGCCCGCATGATTGGGTTAATGTCGCCCAAAATCTCGGTTGCCATTTGGGTTGGCACTTGAATAACATTTCCGGTCTGCGTGTAATTGAGCAAAGTTTTGAAAACCTGCGTTTTGTTCGCCTCCAATGCGGCAACGGCTCCTTTATCCAAAGCATCCGCCAACGCACGGGTTGTTTTCTCCATTTTGCGCATAAAATCGTGTTGGTACGAAATCTCATTGTTTGAGTATGCCGCCGGAACCATTGTAAACCCGATTGCATAAGTAGCCCAAACAAGCGTTACCAATGCGGACGTATTTTCGTTATCAGCAATAACGCATGAACGCACGTTGCTAACTTGTACGTTTTCGTCATAATTGATAACCGGAACTTGTACCGTGTTGCCGATACTTACTAACGCCCTATCTCTCAAATTAGGGCTAATGATTGAGTTGGGGGCGTTGGTTTGCTCAATAAAGAAATCCAATGCGCCGTACTCACACGGGCGGAACATATTACGGTCTAACTCCGGGTTCTCTATCCGCCAATTCTGTACTCTTGTTGCAATTAAACTCATTGTTTAAAAAATTAAATTGTTTATAAATGCGGGTTTACCCTTTACCCGTGTTGTCTTTTACTTTTCCGGCAATGCAGCAATATTGTTGTCCTGCCATGCTTGTTTCATTCCGGCGTCAAATTCAGCCGTTCCAATCTGCAAACCTTGTTGTTGCAAAGTGCTTGCGATTGCGTCGTATGCCTCAACCCTCGTTTTTGCGCCGGATATATCAACGGTAACATTACCGCCCGCACCGCCGCCCGCCGGGGGATTGGTTCCGCCGCCCGCCGCTTGGCGTCCTTTATCCAAAATACCCATTGTTTCCAATTCACGGGTCAAAAGGTCGCCGGGGGTGTACGGGTTCAACTGATTGTTCGGGTTGCGCATGATTGCGCCGTTTTCGTCCTTAAAAGCTAACATTTTGCCGCCTTTGCCGTCGTCGATAAACTCCGGGTTCATACCCTTAATTTTTTCGATTGCTTGACCCAACAAAACCTTTATTGCGCTTTCCGGCAATCCTGCCTTAAACTTCAACCCGGCGGTTGCTGTCTGCAATGCCGTTTCAACACGAATGCCAAACACTTCCTTTGTGTGGGTTTGTTCGGCTTCATCGTATTTGCTTTTGAGGTCGTTGTATTGGGTCGTAACGCTTTGCAAATCTGCCTTTGCTTGCTTCAATGCCTTTGCGGTTTCCGCATCCGTCGCACCGTCGGCAATGGCTTTTTCCAAACGTGCCTTTTCTTTGGTTAGGCTGTCAATCTGTGATTGCAGACCGTTTGCGCCCTCAACTTTGGTTTTGAACTCGGTTAATACTCGTTTGGCGTAATCAAACGTTTTTTCGGTTCCGTTCTTTGCGATACCGGACGCCTCCAAAATATCGGCATCCAATCCGCCGTAAATTTCGCCCGTCTTTTTGGCGATAACGCTATTTTCGTCGTTGGCGGACAATGTTGTAATTGCCGCAATTTGTTCGTCCGTCAAACCGGACAAAGCCGCATTTGCAATTAAAATTTCTCTCGTTAACATAATTCTTTCCCTTTGAATTAATTAAGTGCGATTTCTGCTACTGCTCCGCTGTTTGCGTTAATAATATCAATTGTATATTTTGGCGAATCCCCGGTTGTGTCAACCAACCAACTAACAACACGTGCATGGCTGATTTCCTTTTCAACCTCTTTTGTTACCAAAATTACGTCGGTAATTGTTCCGCCCTCAATACATTCAATCAACTTTTTCTTTGTTGCGCCATCCAATGCGGCGGCGGTTGTTGTTACTTCAATAACCAAATTGTCCTGCTGTGCAATCTGTGCCATAATCGTATTTTTAATGGTTTAATACTCTGTTACTTTTTCGCTCCGGGTTTGTCCTCGGCTTCTGCCTTTGCCTTTGCATCGGCTTTGGTTTCTTTGGCGGGTTCCGCCGGGATAACTCCCGCCGCTTTCAATTCTGCCAAAATCTCGGCTTTCAACGCTGCCTTTTCCTCGGCACGGGCTTTGGCGTCCGCCTCGGCTTTCGCTTTGGCATCGGCTTTGGCTTTTTCCTCGGCGGCTTTGGCTTTTTCTGCCTTTGCCTTTTCGTCCGCCTCGGCTTTCGCTTTCATGTACTCGTTGGGGTCGTGCAATACGGTAATCGTGTAACCCTGTTTTTTCAAATTGTCGGCAATGCTATTTTCATAACCCTTTTTGCCGAACTTCTGAATACGGGGAATTGATAACCGTTTGCCCGTTTCGCTGTCGAATTTCTTAATTTCGATAACGCAATGATACAAATGTTTCTCATTGTCCGGGACAATGTAGTTTTCGGGCGTAACGTCGATAATCGCAACGTCTTTAGTTTTGCCCTCGCTTACTTTCACTCGCATAATCGTTAAATTTACTTGTTATAAAATTTATCTTAGAGTTGAACGGCATATTATACCCAAACTCTAACACGTTCAAATATTCACGTTCAAATCTGCGTACAAAGTTAGCAAAATTCAACTTTATACGCATATCGTTTTCGCTGATAATCTGTTTGTCGTACAAATCCAATACCTCGTTACGGGTCAAATGTCGGTACGGTTCCAATTCCGCCAACGTCAACATACGTTGCAATTGGGTTGGATTGTTCCGGTATTCCGTTTCGATAATTTGGTTTTGTAGTGCGTCTAATTCCGCCTCGCTTGCGCCGCTTTCCTTTGCTACCTTGTAACGTTCCCGTAACTCCGTTGCGTTGGATAAATAAAACTCCGTGCCGTAATTGACTTTTGCAGAAACGAACAAACCGCCATACCTCAAACGGCAAACGGTTTCATCGACGAATTGTTGCGCCGCCTCAAATCCCTTTTTTACCCGGTTTAATACCGTGCTTTGGCTCTCAAAATTCGCCTGTATTTGTTGCTCGTTCAATGCGTCCCGTGTGGTTATTTCCTCGTTGGTTCCAACAACCGACGTAATAATGTCATTCTTTAGGCGGTTTTCTTCCTCAACGTTATAATCCAAACTCCCACGGTCAACGGTTAGCATTTGCACCGGGTTACGCAAATCGGGTTGTTTATCCCCGTCCGGTATTGGTATTTCAACGAACGAACCGACGCCGTTAATACGACTATCCCCGCATTTGGGGCAACGCATCAAAAGCCCGGCGGCGTCCAATCTGTAAAACCCTTGCTTGTCTTTCAAAAACCCACCGTCGCAATAATCGCCATTTTCGCCGTTACTGAAATCGCAACTTTGTTCATACCCGGAATAAATCGGATATGCACCGTACAAATCTAAATGTCGTTTACTGATATGGTAAAACAAAAACCAATCCAACGCCTCCAATTGCTTGGTTAGCGGGGATTGCTTAACGTCGGGTTCCGATAAACTCAACGGTTCGTTCCAAAAGAAACGGGCGGGACAATAACCGACGTCGTGCGGGTTATCAATCAGCAATTCGCCGATATTGTGGTTTTTGTCCTCTCTGAAAACTCTATAACGTTCGTCGTCAATTACTGCGATACGTTCGCCGTCCTGCCTAAATATGATATAATCCATTACCCCCGTTGTCGGGTTGGCTCTGTAATCAATCACGGATGCAATAGGCAACCAATAGAAATACGGTTGCGGGTATTTGTCGGCGGGGTTTTGTTCGCTCGGCATATCGACAATTAGAACGCTATTTATTTCGGTTTGGAAAAAATCCCATCCTTTTGTGCTCCAAATTTCCGGCTCATGTAGTACGTCTTGGCGGTAATACTCCCAATCGTCCCTTTGTTCCGGGTTTTGGAACTGATAATTGAACGCCGGGTTACGACCGTCAAAAATCCGGCTCAACTTATCAAAACAAACGCCCGTTACCTCGTTTGTCTTAACGGGGTAACGGAACAATGTTTTGAACATCTTAAACTTATCATGCGGCAATAGGTTAGAAACAAATGCCATAAAGTCCGTAATCGGTTGGCAAATGTCAAACGACGTAATGCGGGTACGGGCGTGAAAATTAATGCGTTGTTGATGATAAACGGCTTTGTTTATCGTCTTACGCTTTTTCGGCTCCGTTATCCGTTTTTTTATTTCGTCTATACTCAATCCCATTGTCGTTGGTAAATTTAAAATCGCTGTCTTTAGGTAACTGCCAACCGCCGTTGTTTGGCATCCGCAACAACCGTTCGGCGTGCTTAATCTCAAATTCTTCGGTCAAACCATGCGGCGGACAAACTAATTTAACCTTTGTAACCTTTGCCGCCATATCGTCAACCTCCTAGGCTTGCGGGTTTCAAATCGGTTAGCGGGTTGAAATCCGGGGCAATAATTGTGAGGTTGTCCGAATAGTTCGGCAAAAACGTCCATTGTATTGCGTTGCTGTCCGGGGCTTCTAATCCGCCGTGCGTTTTGTCCCCAATGAACAAAGAACGAATTGGAATAGGATAATACGTTGTCGGGGTCGTTTCGTCTTGTATGGCTTCAATACTTCCGTTTTCGTCAAACAAATAGACGCCCAAATTATCCGCCCAACTTTCGCATTGCAATTCTTTCATCGCCTTAATTACTGATTGGGGGATTTTACGCATTACGCCCGTGAACGGGTTAGGTTCACGCCCTATAATTTCCTCAACGCCTCCCAATGTTTCGTTACCGCCGCCAAAGGTTCGGGCGGTTCCGGCTTCGTTGGTCGGGGCTTGGATATATGGGGAAACAACAATCTTTGTACTATTAGCCGCCGACAATAACGGCGTCCATGAAGCAAGCAAAGTAATTGCCTTTTCGTCCGTAAAACTGTTTTTGCTTCCATCGTCTTTGGTTAGACGCTGAAACGCTACCTTTTGGATTTGCCCGAAACTTTCGGCGCATTTTACGGCGGGAATATCGGGCAATGAAGCCGCCGCCGGACACTTACAAGTAATCATACTCTTAAAATTTTAACGTTAAAAATTACATTTGTTACCTCGTTGGGCTGTCCCTTTGCCCTCTGTATTACTTCTACGTTACAAAGTTATAAACTTTTTCCGTTATAAACTTGCATATATCAATTAAATTGTTAGTTACGACGTTTAACGCCTCGGTTGGCGTGTGCGTATGGCTGTATATTGCCGTCGGCAATCTCTTTTTCGTAAATCCCGGTTAATCCGTCCTCCGGGTCGTCGTGCGTGTTCGCATCGAAATTACGCAAAAAGGTTGTAACATGGTCGTAAACGGCTTTATACCGGGTTTCCCATCCGAACGGCATAATTATATGTTGGTTTACCATTGCGGAATTAGTGATTATCCGGCTTTCCTTGTTACCCCCTTGATAAAACGGGTCGGTAATCGCCCGGACTTTCTTTTTGATAACCTTTTCAAAGCCCGCACCGCCGTTGTTACTCTCAACCCATGCTTTTTGCGTGCCGTTGCGGTTTATCATTGCCGGGACGGTTACGGTTGTAACGTCCGTATTTTCGTCCGTTATTTCCATATCCGTAATTAAAGCAAATAACAACGGTTCCATACGCTTTGTTTTCTCGTTGAAAATCATGTTGTCCGATTTATAAACGTCATACGTGGCGGCAAACAAAAGGTCGTCCCCCTCATCGGCAACATCTATGTATGCGCCGGAACGTATGTACGTGCCGTAATCGGATTTTTCAACCCACGTTTTGAACGGTTGATATAATCGACCCTCGGCGGAACCGGGGTTGCCTTGATAGAGGCATTGAAATTGTACCGGGTCTAATGCTTTTTGCGCTTCCAACTTTTGCTTACTGTGTCGGCTTTCCCATAATGCCGCCCCCGGTTCCCGTGGGTCTATCTCGGTCGGTTCCCCGGTTTTCAACGCCTCAAAGTTTATGCGTACCCATGCCCCCGGCGGTATGTTATCCAAATCAGCCCAACGGGTTACATCAATGATTATTTCCCCGCTCTTTTCAATGCGTCCTATCAAATCATCGTCGTGCCAACGGGTAAATACTATTAATTCCTGCGAATCGTTATGTAAGCGGGTACGAACAACGGTTGTGTACCATTTCCACGCCGCCGCCCGTACTATCGGGCTGTTACCCTCGGCGTAATCCTTATAAACGTCGTCCAATATCGACACGTCCACGGTTTTAGAGGTCAACGAACCACCACGCCCCACAACACGCAACGACCCCTTACGCCCTACCATTTCGATAACATCACTATTGCGTAAATACGTGTTTGCCATCGTTACGACGTTGGAACCGTTTAGATACGTGCCGGGGAACAATTCACGATACCGGGGCGTGTCGATTATACGTTGTACGTCCCGGTTGAAATCCCGTGCAATCGTGGCGGCGTATGAACCTATCACAATTTTTAAATCGGGGTTCAATCCCTCCATGAATGCGGGTAACTTTCGGCTCGACCCCTCCGATTTGCCATGTTGGGGCGGTTGTTGTACAATCATCTTTCGTATTTTGCCGTGCGCAAACATATCCAACAACGTATAATAAACGACGTGGAACGGCTCTAATACTAAATCCGGTTGCATATACCGGGCAAAGTTGATAAGGCGTTTACGGGCGGCGGCTTTAACAAGCAAATCCGGTTGTTGCCGGATTGCGTCGTACATCTGCAATAATTGTTCGTTGTTCATTGCTTTGCTCCTTTCTCCCATTTAGAACACGCCCGGCGACCTCGGACAATGTAATATTGATAATGCGGGCAACGTAAACAAATCGGGTTCCCATTTAAATCCCGGTGTCTATGGTCGTCCGTTATCCATTCCGAAAAACGGCACGTGTCGCAAATCTCGGTTTGCCATTCCGGTTGCTTGGTTCCCGGACGGGGTGCGGTTACTCTCTTTGCCATTATTGCGCCCCTCCTTTCTCCAACAATGCCTTTTGATATTCGGCGGACTGCAATTTATCAGCCAAAGCAAACAACATATCGTCCGGGATTGCCTTAACATCGTACTTTGGTTTATCGTCGTCGGTCGTGGCGTTATATCCGGGTATCTCAATTTTAACGGGTGCATCAAACCCTAACATCTTTGCCCTGCGTTGCTGAATGTTCAAAAGCAAATCCAAAAACCGGGGGTTCCCGGCGGACGTTTCGGTTGCGGTTTCATTGTACCCGTAATATTCCGGGTCGCCGTCCTCGGCATCGGTTTTGATTGGTCGCCCTTTGTTGATTTTCTCTTTGGTGCGCATCTTTCCGGTTTTCGACGCCTCCCACGCCTCCCATGCTTGTTGCTCCATCTTATCCAATTTGCGCAATTCTTGTGTAACGTATTCGTCGATATTATCCAACCGTTCCCGTTTCCACTCAATAAGGCATTGTTGCAAATCGTAATAAACCATTTGAAAGGTTATTGTATAACCCATTCCACGCGCGGATAAATCCCGGTTCAATGCGTCCGCAATTTCCCGGTACGAATACCCACGCAAAAACAAATCGGAACAAAACCGAATGTCGTAAATTCGTTGTTCCTCGGAACGTTTATTATAGCCTAATGGCTTCTTTCTCTTTTTCATAGTCAAATCTCCTTTGCTGTCAAATCGTACTCCCATACATAGCCGCCCGCCGTTTTATATACTCCTTTACAACATCGGGTAATCGTTATATTTTTTATTCCCGTTTTTCTTTCCGCTTCCCTTATGGATTTATACCGGGGCGGGCTTTCCATTTACCGGAAATTCCGGGTTAAAATATCGACACGTTCCGCATATCTTTTCGGGGCGTCGATTATCCGGGGCGCATTCGGTCGGCATATTGGGAATTTCCGACGAACATTTATTTTTCATTGCGTCGCCCTCCTTTCCGTTTATTCTTTGCCCGGCATTTGTTCCGGGGGTTCTTTTTCAAATCGACCCGTTGGATTTGTATTTCGGAACCGGGGAACATATCAGCAAAGAACGCCGCCATTGCTTCCACTTCTTTTGGTACGTCGAACGCCTCCGGTTTTCTGTATTCTTTCCCGCCGGGTTGGGCTTTCCCTTGTAAGGCTCGGCGCAATGTACACGCCGGGCAATCGAAATCGTCTTTCCCCGGTTCCGGGGCGTTTGCCATTTTTTCCCGTAATTGGTTGGCTTTCCCGTATGCGTTTAACGCATCAATGGCAACATCTGCTAAAATCTAATCGTTCGTATTCATTTTGGCGTCGATACCGTGGCGGTTAATCAATGCCGCCAATTCTTGTGCAAAACTTTTTTCTTTCATCGCTCTGTTATTTTTTGGGTTTATATTCTTGGCAACGTAAATTCCCGCACCTTTGTTCAGATTTGAACGCCTCACAATAACCGTTCCCGTTTACGTCCTCATACATGAAATTGGAACAATCGCCGCAACCTTTGTTTGTGGGTTCCTTTTGGGTATTTTCGACGGGATTGTTTTTAGGTTCAAATTCTCGTTTAAAATCCCGTTCCGGGCGGGCGGTAAATCGTCCGTTCAATTCCCGGATAATGTACCAACTTTCCGGCACGTCAACGAATATGCCGTTGCCATCGGGAAAAGAAAACATTGCTTTGCCGTCCGGGGTGCGGGGCGTCGTAACCGTTCCGCCTCCGGTAAACCTCAACACATCGTCCACGTTGTCCCGGCGAAATTGGATTGCGTCAACCTCTAACAAGGTGCGACAATACCGGGTTCCCGCCGTGGCGTCCGGGTCGGTTAATCGGGTGCGCATTTCCTCCGGGTATTCCTCCGGGTCGTACTTCATATAAACCGATTGCCTACCATCGGCGTAAAAGAACTCAATAAAACGGTCGCCCAATCGTCCCCGGATTGCTTGTTTTAGTGCCTCAATCCTTTGCGCCTCCGGGGTATCGTTTCCCTCGCTACCATTTTGCGCCCAACTCAAACGTATTGAAGTATCAGACGCCGTAACCTCAATTTCTTGTTTTGTTATGTCCTCAATCATTGCGCACATATCGCAATCAAAGGGGCTTAATACTTGTTTGTTCATCGCTCTAAAAATTTATTTGTTATTACTATCCGGGGCGGCTTCAACCTTAACCCCGGCAATTGTTCCGTTATAATTAAATTCCAATGTTTCGACGCCCTTAAATCCCCCGACGATACGCAACAAACGCCAATAAATCGTTTTCCGGTCGCTCCTATGGAATTTATCGCATTGCCTACCAATTCCGGGGCAATCTTCCCTTTTAATTTTGCATCGAACGCAACGTTGCGTAAATATTGCGGGGTTGTTGTTGGCTAATCGTGCATCCGCCGCCGTCCATATCTCGGCAATCAATACCATACCCCGGTAAACGCAACGTTCGCCGGGGCGGTATTCTCTGTTTGGGTCGAACGGTTCGGGTTGCTTTACTCTCATTCTTTGCCCGCTTCGTTTACATATTCAAACAATGCGTCCAAATCTTCCTTTGCGCCTTTTACGCAAATTCGTACCCTATCGCCGCCCGCCAATGCGATTTCGACAATCTCGCAATTATACCGGGGGGCGTTTATCTGTATCATTGCCGCCGTGGTATTCGTTACAAACTCGTTTCTTTCTTCCATGCTCTCGGATTTTTGAAGTAAATAAAATGTTTCCGTTGGTTCGTTCTCGCTTTGGCACGCCCCCAACAAAAACGTTGCCAAAGATAACAATAAAATCTTTGCTTTCATCGTTTTACCTTTCTTTTAATCCATATAAACCGTATGCCAATGCCGACAAACAATATTTTCGCCTCAATGTCAACGTAACGGTCGTAACCGTTGACCGCATCCACAGACACGCCGGGAATAATAAACCAACTCTTATATTTCCAATATTCCCGGACGTAAACAGATACGCCAACCCGTCCGATATGAAACCCAATTTGCGCCGTATGTACGTCGCCATTGTTGCGGATAATTCCAACTTGTTTTTTACTCATTTCCTTTTCTGTTTAATAATTCGTAACTCTGTTTATCAACTACCAACGCCCGTGGGTATTCGGTTATTACGCCTTTGGTATATACGAGATTATAGATACCCAATTGCCCCTTAATTGGAAACTCAACTACCCGGCGGGGGTTCCGCATCAGCCAACCGAACCCCTTTGTAATGGATTTACGTTTTTCGGGCGGTATGCGGGTATTCTCCCAATCTTCCGGGGTAAAATCGGCGACGGGCTTAACGTCGTACAACTCAACCAATCCCAACGTTACCCCGTTTTCATATCCCGGAATTACGGGATTAGCGGACGAACAAACCATTAAATCGCCCCGGTACGGCGTGTTTTTGCTTCGTACCTCAATACATTTTTCGCCGTAAACAATCCCGTTGTCCTCATACGCCGCCGTTACCAACTGCGTTGCATACGGGTTTTTAACGGTTAATGCACGCCAACGGTCGTGCAATTTCGGTTTATAATCTTTGTTGTTATACTGCATTTTGCAACCTCCTTTTAATTTTTCGCAAACGCTTTATTTCCTCGGCGATTGCTTGTTTATCCTTTTCCAATTGTTCAATCAAAACGTCGGGATTATTACCCCGGTTCCATGCTTTGATTAACTCGCTATTTTTGGCGTTCCAATTTGCGCCCGTTTCGATTTTATGCCCGCATTTTTTACATTTACCCCCGGCACAATTAAATGAACTATAACCGCAATTATATATTTCTATATCATCGCAGCCGCATTTAACGCATGGATAAACGTATATTTTACGGGTCGTTGTTTCTATAACTTCATGTTCTGCCATTGTCGAATAAATTATAATTAGCCGGGACACAATAACCGGGCAATGCTTCCCGGTCAATCCCGGACGTCTTTACAAAACTATCTTTCCAATATATTCGGGGCGTTTTGTCCGGGTGCGCTTCCCAATAGTCGAACACGTCGTTGTAAAACGTCAATGTTTCCCGCTTGGTATATCTGCAACCGCTTTGCAATCCAATCTTAAACAAGTCAACAAAGGGGTACGACAAAGCAATTACAGAAAACGTCCGGTCAAACATTCCCACGGGGATTGGTTCAACGCTTGCAAAGGTCGGGAACCCGTGGCGTTTTGCCCGTGCCAATGCGTTTATACGCATCCGGTTTGGGCTTGCTTTTGGCTCCAATTCATCGCACCCGGTCAACGTGGAACCAATAGCAATGCGGGATTTATCCCAACCCTCGGACGCCTCGGCAAAGTCGATTAAAATATTGATACCCTCGGCGCATTTGCTCAACACTTTAACCGGAACGCCGTGGCGTTGACAAACGCCGATTGCTTGGCGGGTCAACCTTTGTGTTTCCGGCAATAATGGGTCGGTTGTAAACGAAAAGAATAACCCCGTTTTTTGCAATTCGTCCTTATGCTTCAACAACTCATTCGTAAATATATCCAATGCGTATGGATATTCCCGTAATGCCTTTTTCAATTCCGGGGTATTGCCGCCCAACACTTTTGCGCCCCGCCCTTTGCGCAAATAACAATACGTGCATCTGTTGGAACAACCAACATAAAAGTTGGCGGCGTTCTCGGCATATTCCCCGGCTTTTCCCTTTGGGCTGTAAATAACCCGTCCGTTTATCGCTCCCATACTCATAGATTAAAACGGTAAATCGTCGGTTCCGTTGGGGGCGGGTGCATCCGGCACGGGCGGCGGCGGGGCTTGCGTTCCGGCTCCGGTTCCTTTTGGCGTCAACATTTCCATATCGGTTGCGACAATCTCGGTAACATATCGTTTCACGCCTTGCGCATCGTCATAACTCCGGGTTCTTAATTCCCCCTCAATATAAAGTTTATCGCCCTTTTTGACGTACTGATTGGCGACCTTTGCCAACCCGTTTTGCAATACAATGTTGTGCCACTCGGTACGCTCCGGGATTTGCCGCCCGTCCTTTGTCGTAAACGCTCGTTTCGTGGTTGCCAACGAAAAGGTCGCAACACAACCGCCGTTGTCGAACTCCTTAAAATCCGGGGCTTTTCCGGTATGCCCTAATAAAATAACTTTGTTTACACTCATAACTATTTGAATTTAACACCATCCAACAAATACAATTTCTTATTATCAGACCAACCCGCTGCCATGTTTAAGGCTTTCCGGTCGTCGTCGTGTACAAACTCGCAATACCATGAATTGCCGCCAACGTTCGCTTTTTCTTTCAGTCGTACCAATTTGCCGACAATGCACCGGGCAAACTTGGCGTATGCGCTCGTTTCCGATATATGGATAATACGACGTTCGGCGTTTATTTTTGGAAATTCTTCGATTTGCGGGCGTTTTTCCTCGGCGGGGTATCTTTGTACCCTCTGAAAGTCTTTTTTGATTGACGACCGGGAAATTGCCCCGTAATCGGGTTGCCTCTTTTTGGTTCTCATTTTTTATATCTCCATTTATAACCCTTATGCAAATTTCCTTTCCCTTTACATACCTTACAAATTTCCGTTGCCGAAAAATTGCCTTTTCGGGCGGCTTCCTGTATGCTAACAAACACATTTACAACAATACCGTTTTTTATTTGCTCAACCGCTTTTTCGTGGTGCGGGTTCGCTTTTTTTCCAATCCATTTAGATTTTGTTATTGGGTTATTCTGATTTTCTTTAACCGTAACCCAACGCAAATTATCTGCATGGTTATTGGCTCGGTTGCCGTCGATATGGTCGATACATGGTTTGTTTTCCGGGTTCGGAATGAAAGCCGCCGCAACTAATCTATGAACACGGAACATTTTCCCGGTTCCATTTTTCCATAAATTAATTATTTTATATCCTTTCAAATATCCGCCTTTCATTAGAAACGCATCCTTTTTTAAGGAACGAACATTGCCATAATTAGAAATTTGATAATGTCCTTTGTAACCCTCAATATCTTTCCAAATTTGCATACTCATTTTTCATTAATTCAATCATTATCATATTGCCGGAATATATACGCATTTTCGTTTTATCCCCATTCTCCCAACATGAATGATGTTCAAAACATAGTATATTTATATTTCTTGCATCATGCGCCATTTCGGGAAACGCTCCACGGGTTAATATATGCGAACAATAAACGGCGGAATAATTCCGTAACGGCTTTAAACATTCCTCACATCGGTGCGGCTTATGCTCCCAAACCCAACGGAAAAAGCGTTCATTTGCCGCCATGATATTTGCACCCCGTCCCGTAATACAATGCCCGAACAATTCCCGTTGTATCTCAACCCTCAAACGAATATCCATTGTAAAGTTACGAATATCAATCAGGGGATTAAACCCCCGATTGATACAATAATTATATTCGTCCCGGTCTGTCAACAAATACGGTTCCATACTCTTACATTTCCGCCGTTTCGTCGTTCGGTTCCGGGTCGTCCGCCGGGTCGTTAATATCCGGGAACAATCCGTTGTCCTCTATCTTTTCGGCATTCAATCCGGGTGCGGGTTCGCCATCAGCCCCGAACAACTCCAATTGCGCCTTTTTCCCCTTGAAAAGAAATGCGTAAACCTCGGTTTCAATGTCGGCGGCAATTTCTTCTAATTCTTCCTCAAACCCGAACGTTTCCGTATTGAATTTAAGGCGGGGGGAATTGATAGCGGTTTTCTGATTGTTCGACACGGTAAACAACCCGGTTAAAACAACCCCTACGTTATCGTCTTGACCGGAAAAGGACACGCCCCGAACCTCTATGTTTTTCAACATTTCGTCGGCAAAATCCCGTGATAATTCGCTTTGCTTTTTGGTTGCCTTGAAATCGGACGTTTCAACCATTGAAAGAAAGGACGTAATATTAAAAATCCGTCCCATGATTGGGCGCAAACGGTCGAAACAATCCCGCAAATCCGCGTGTATGTCCTTTGCACTTTCGACGTGGTATTTGTTCGTGTAATTCTCATTACCGATTGTTTCGGTAACTTCATAATGTACGTCTAACCCGCCGTCCTTTAATGTCTTGACTTTCGACAATGCAAACGCCTTTTCGCTTGGTATCAACATAACGTTTGCGGCTTTTTTTTCTTCGCTCATTTTTTAATTATTTGATTGTTACCGGGAATACGCCCGGAACGGTTTTATAACTTAAAATTCTGTTTCGTCCAATAATTCCCGTGTCTTACTATTCGACGGAACCGCCGGGCGTTCCGGTTCCGGGGTTGATTCCGGGACGGGTTCCCCGGTTCCGATTGGTTCCGTTACCGGGTTGGGGTCGTGGAACTCAATATTGCGCCCGCCTTTGGGCTTTTCCGGCTCAAATTGGGCTTTGAGTTGTTCCGCCGGGTATTCCTTTTGCGCTAACTCAATAATCCCCAAATTAACCAATTCCGGGACGCAACGGCGCAACGCCCTTATGTCCTCTAATGCGTCATGCGCCGGGAATGTTTCGCCGGGGAATAACTTACTATATAATTCCTCTAATTGTGGGAATTTACCCGGACGACCATTTGAAAACAACGCTCCAACAAATTTAATCGTTTTCATCATGGTATCAATTCGTTTTGCCTTATGTAATGCGTCCTCAACGTGTGCGTCGTAATATTCCCGTCCACAATAGCGCAAAACGTTTGCTTTTAACATTGAACTATCAAAGTAAATATTGTGCGCACATACAAGCGGGGCGGCGTTGGCATCCGCTAAAAATTCGTCCACAACCTCGGCAAACGGCACGCCCTCGGCAATTGCCCGTTCGGTTGTTATACTATGAATTGCGGTTGTTTCCGGGGGTATCTCGTAATTATCGGGTTTGATAATATAACTTTTTTCCTTATCGCCCAACGACCACGCCAATTGGACGACGTGCGGGAATTGCTCAAAATCCGCATCCCATTTCAAACCCTTTGCCGGAACCCCGGTTGTTTCACAATCAAAGAAACAAACATCTTTCAAATCAAATTTTTGCATAACCTTAAATATTAAATCATTTGTTTTCGCTCTCATTGCGGTATTTATCCCGCTTTTTCTCCAACTCCAAAACGTCCCGGTTTTCCTCAATGTTTGTTTTACATCTTTGCGGCAATATGGTTGGTTCTCTAACCAAAGCAAATGCCAATACGGTACGTTTTCCATCGGTTGCCCCTTAAATTTACCTTGCGGCATCGGGGATTTGTCGTTTAATTCCATACTAAAAAAGTCTTTTTTGCCCGTCCTCGTTGGGGGTTTGTTCAACATATTTTGCCCGTGTAATCCAAACGCACCCGCATCGCAAACACTTTATCCGGCTGTAATGCTTTGGCGTGTATTCGTGGCGGATAATCCGCCAACCCGCCAACGGGTAATTTTTCCGCTTTCCGTTACACTTGCAAAACATACCTACAACGTTCGGGGGTCGTCAATAAATGTATTGTATTCCTCGGCGGCTATCTGTTTGAGCGTTTCGATATGTTCGATTAACTCGGCGTTCGACAAATCCGCCACGGTGCGCAAATCGTGGGAATATACCCCCGTTTCCTCGTTGACCCGTTCAACGTACATAATTGGGGAAAATTCCCGCAAACGTCGTTCGGTTTGTTCCTCTGTAAGACGTTCGCCCGCCTCCCAAATTGCGTGCTTAAACGTCGGTACAACATAGTTAAAATAATACCCTTTCAAAGCCTCGGACGAACCGGGCGACGCTACAATGAACCGGGCAATAATGCGGGAACCTTTCCAACCCTTGAAAAACTCGTTTAATTCCCCCATGTACATTGCCAACCCGCCGTTATTGTTTATTGTCCCCGTTGCTGTTATTTCTCGCTTTTTCATCGGCTATTAATTTTTTCATTGTCTTATTAAACGCTGCCATTCCGATTGTATGGATAACGTCCCGTTCCGCCCGTGATAACTTCGTTTCCCACTTATCCAATACTTTTACAAATACAACAACAAATTCGCCCGGCTCCAACAATCCGGCATTGTGCAACCCGTCGATTGGGTGCGCTTTCAAACGCTCGGTTGCTTTCAATGCTTTGCGGGCTTTTTCCCGACTTTCCCATATTTCCCGAACCTCGGCGGCGGCGTTGTCATAAAACAACCGCATTTTCAGAACATCGGCAATTGACAAATCAGCCACGGCGGTTGGTTGCTCTTTTTCCGGCTCCGGTTCCGTCGTAACGGGTGCAACCTTACCGTTATTCACTCCATAACCGAACAACGCAAAATTCCCCTTTGTTGGGTCGTCCGGGAATATCTCGGCGAAACGGTCGGTTATCTCAATGGCTGTTTGCAAATCCGGCGTCCGACGTTTTATAAGCCCCAACCGCAATGCCTGTTTATGTACGTGGGTATCTAATGGAATGATTAAATTACGGGGGTCGCAAATCGTCCACAATCCAAAGTCAACCGGGGAACCGTGGCGGCACATCCAACGCAAAAACATACATAAGCGTTTGCAACCGCTTTTCGTTTCCATATCCGGCACGCCCTTAACATCGCCGAAAAGACGTTGCAATTGTTCCAACGGACGCCCGCCCGGTTGCGCTTGCAATGCCTTTTCCATGTTCTCAAACTTACTATATACGTCAAACAAGCGGGCGCAAAGGTCGTGGAAATCGGCGTATGTAAACGTTCTATAAAAATTCTCTTTACTGCCTTTGTATTGCTTCCATTCCGGGGCGGCTCCCTGCGTATCGGTTCCAACAATGTAATGATACGGCGCACCCTTGAAAATTTCCCGGTCGATAAAATCCGCCTTTTGGATTATCTGTTTGCGGGAACCCCACGCAATCCACGCCGTAACAAATGCGCTAATCTCAATATTTACCCGGCTATCGTAACGGTGCGGGATTTGCACCGGGTCGGCGTTGATAAAATCGGCGGTTTCGTATTGTTCCGCCCAACGTTTCAAATTTTCGTTCAATGTATATGCCATTGTTTTTGCTATTAAGGGGGAACGGGAACCCGTCCCCCCGGTTAATTACTCCGTTTCGCTGTATTCCTCAATAATTAAATCGTCCTGTCCTCGCTTGACTTCCTCTATAAATCCTTGATACCCTTCTTTCCGGGCTAATTCGATAAGGGATTGCAGACGTTTTGCGCCCAAACTTTCGCCCCTCGCAATGCGGAATACCTTAACGGTCGGATTGCTTGCGATAATCAATTTTGCGGCAACCTCCATTATCTGACTATCCGACACTTTCCCGGCGACAAACGGCACACCGTTTAACTCCAACCCGTCGTCCGTGAACGTCAACCCGGCAATCGGCAATTCCGATTTCGCAATAAGGGTTTCCCGCTCTTTGAGCAAATCCGACAACTTTTTTTCGTGGGTTTGGGCGACCTTTTCGGCGGCGTCCTTTTGCTTTTTCTTCGTCAGATAGTCCACAACCAACGCATTGATTTTGTTGTGTTCCTCGGCTTGTTTGAGGCGTTCGGCTGTATCCAAATTCTCCGGGTTGTTTTCCTCGTACTTTGCCAACCATGCGGCGGCGTTGTTCTTACGGGTTTCGTAATCGGCTTTATCCGTTTGGATTTGCGCCAATGTTTCGTCGTATTTGTCGGCGGCGGCTTTCGCATCGGCTTTGCTCTTTTTCTTTGCCTCTTCCAATGCCTTTTTTGCCTCGGCAACAATCCGGTCGTATTCGGCTTGGGCTTCCGCCTCATACTTTATTGCGGCGTCAATCTCTGTATTCTTGGTTTCCTCGGCGGCTTTGATACGACCGGGGATTGCCTCCAATTGTTCCGTCCGGGTTTGCAATGCGGTACGCACGGTTTTCGCTTTCTCAATCAACCGGGCGTTCTCGTTTTGTTCCTCCATTAAATCGGCAATGTCGATTTTCTCGGCATACGTTTTGACGTCGCCCGGTTTCAACTGCTTTTCGGCGGCGGCGCAAATGGTCGTGTACGTCTTGACCTCGGCGTTGGCGTCCTTTCTTTTCTCCTTAACGGTCATAACCTCGGCGTCAATCTCGGCAATACGTTTTTGCACATTCTCCGGCAACAATGCCCGGACGTATTGCACTTGCTTTCGGCGACCCTCGGCGGTTTCAGACCACCGGGAAAACTCCACGGCGTCAAAATCCGTATATCCGAAAACCTTTTGCAACATACTTACGTTATCCGACCGCATCCCGGTTGTTTTCTGTTTGATTGATAACGTACCACGGGGGTTGGCTTTGGTAAACCGCAATTCAACGTCGTATTCCTCGCCGTCGTCGCCGACAACCATTTTGGCAAACCCTTTGTCCTCGCCATTACGCAACACGGCGTCCCGGTTCCCGGTCAACAACGCCCCGATTGCCTTTAATAGCGTGGACTTTCCTAACTCATTGTCCCCGGTAATGAAATATACATTACCCTCAAAATCTGCGTTGAACTCCTTAATTACTTGGAAATTCGACAACTCTAATTTTTTGATAATCATTTTATCGCTCTTTTTATGCCGGGGTTGCCCCCGGCGGTTACTACTTATTTGTTTGTTAATATCATTCTTTGGTGTATCATGCTTTGCACCTTGTTAAGCGCATCCCGGTTGGCGTCAACCTCCGACCGGGTGCAATCGGCAATAAAGTTTTCCAAACGCTTATACAGGTCGTCCAACTCTTTTGCCGTCATTGCATGGCGAACGGCTCCCAATTCGTCCTTATACATTTTTGCAAATTCGTTTAAGGGTTTCCAAATCGCAACGTTTGGGGTCGTCGGCGTTCTTTGTCGCATCAATTAACGGCATATCATTTGTTTTTGCCGTCCAACTTTTACCCGTAACGGGCGACGTGTAAGTTACTTTGTAATGTCCGTACCCGGCAAACTCAAACCGGAAATCGCTGATTGTTGTTTTCGCTCTCATTGCTTTTATTTTTTTAGCATTACCGGGAAAACGCCCGGTCGTTGTTATTTCATGCCACAAAAATACGGGGAATATTTTAATTACCAAAATTTTTTCTTTTTATTTTCGTGTTAGGGCAAAAAAAATCCCGATACGGCGCAAGTCGTACCGGGATAAAATCAAAATAATTTCATTTGCGTATCTGTTAAGACGGCAATAACGCCGTCAACTTTTTGTTCCCATGCCGTCCGGGTTGCAATCTTTTCCGGCGTTGGGTTCCGTTCGCACCTCCGTTGGTTGTGGCGCATCTGTTTAACCATGTACGCCAATTCTTCCAACGTTATTTTCGCCGGATTTTCGATTTGCGGGCTTTTGTTTTCGTCTGCCATACTTTTACCCATTCAAACAAAATAATCGAAAAACGGGGCTTAAAATAAACGGTCGTGCATCGGGGCGGGCAAATTCTCCAAAACCCAACGGGGGTTGTTGTGCAAAATGTACCGTCCAAAGTGCATTATCATAAGGGCGTCGGCGTTCCACAACGTCGCCTTAACATCGGGGTAATAATCGGCGGCGGCTCGTTGGTATCGCTTTTTGCGCTCCGGCTTTTCCTCTCCCTTAACCCGCAATTTCAATTCATTTTGCCATTTTTGGGGGTGTACCAAAACAAACGGTACGTCGCACATGGCAATTATAGTTTTCAATTTCTCGAACTCAGATAACAGTTTTTGAACCCGGAACGCCTTACCGGGGTTGTCGGTTATATCATCCGGGCGCAATTGCACCTTTTCGACAAATACCAACGGGCGGCAAATACTTTTCATGTACTCAAACCACTGTTTCAACTCCATAAGGTCGCCCGGCATTTTGATAACCTCGGTTTTGTGGTTCGGACGCCAAACAGCAATCCCCCCGGTTTTTCCGGGGTCAATTCCCACTACTGCTGATATTCTTATATTTTTTTCCATAAATAACCTCCTGCACTTTTTAATTTATTATTTACGCATCTATTTATATTTGATTGTGGAATGTGTGTTTCCTTTGATGCAATTTGAGCATTTGGATATGATTTAATAAATACATTATCCCTTGAATATTGATAAACCTTTATACTCCTTGGGTGTAATTCTCCATTTCTACCTTTCAGTGTTTTAGATATTTTTCCTTTCCATAAAATATTACGTCCTTTCAGACTTTTTGAAATTCTACTTCTTGTTATTGGATTTAATTCATTTTGCTGTCTTGTAGCCCATTTCAGATTATTAGCATTGTTGTTTAATGGGTTTCCGTCTATATGGTCAATCTCCGGTAAATTTCCCGGATTTGGTATAAATGCTATCGCTACAAGTCTATGAATATTAAATTTCTTGTTTCTCAAAGAAATATATAAATATCCTTTCCTTAAACCCGCTTTCAATACTTTACGCAAAGACTTTACACGCCCAAAATTACTAACTTGATATGTCCCTGCATATCCGGGAACATCTTTCCAAATCTCATTTTCCATAATTGCCAACTTTTAAGAACTGCCAACAAATTAGAAACGGGGACGGGCTGTTGGCTTGCCCTTTCGGTCGGTTAATTACTCCGCCTATCCCCGTTGCAAATATAATTATTTTTGTTTCAATGCCAATAATACAATCAATCATTTCCAAAAATCTAAATAGTTATCAATCTGCAATTCGTCCGCAATCATACGGTCGAACGTGCGTTTTATCTCTTTGTCCCTCGCAATCTCATACGCCGTAAAATCCAATTCCGGGGCGTCGGTTCCCTTTCGTTGGACGTGGAACGCTTCGTATTTGTTGACGAACCCACGGGCGACACGTTGCATATATCGGGCGTATGCCTGTTTGCGGTCGTCCTCGGTTCCGGCGACCGCATCCGCCAAACCTAACTTTGTAAGCCATTCAAACAAAAACATTCCGTCAGCAATTCCCAACCGGAAAACCCCGGTATATTTATAACGCAAAAATATAGCACGGTAACGGGCGACGGTTTCGTTATGGTAATACCGTTTTTGTTCGGGGGTCAACTCCCTTTTCGCTTCGGGCAACGCTTGGTACGCCTTATGAATAACGCCGTTTTGTTTCCGCCTGTATGCGTTCAAAATCTTTGCGAAATAATCGGCGTTGAATTGTTGGTAATGTTTCCGTTCGGCGTTGCCGTCCCTATCCTTTGGCAAATAGTCGTCTAATTCCCCGGTAATCAGCAATTCAAACGCTAATTTAACCTCGGATAATGTTAATTGCGAATAATAGCGTTTGAGCAAATCCAACAACCGGGTACAAATATACGTCCAATCGTCCCGGTTTTCCGTGGGAATGATAAACCCCACGTCCATTGCGATAAACCGGAACATTTGCCCGGTTTTGGCAATCAACGTTTCGTCGTCAATCTCGGCAATCTGTTTTTTTGTGGACGCCACGAAAATATATTTTTCGACCGGGGTTAATGCTTTGGCAACCTCCGGCAATTGTACCATTTTACGGCGAATCTCAATTGCTTTTATTCCGGGCTTTGGGTTGTATATTTCCAACGCCACATTTTGGACATTTGCTTTTTCCGGTAAATTTTCCATATTACAATTTACTTAACCATTGTTCATAAATATTATTTGCTACGTTTGCCATCATTACAGGCGGAACACTCATACCACATAAATAACCAATTTCCTTGTCATTCCCTTTATAATCCAAAGGGAATGAAGAAATTTTTATTATTTCGTTTCTACTTAAATACATTGGTTTTGTTTTTAATATCAAAGTCATGTGTTCTGCAGGTACTAATGTTGGTGCAACGCTTCTTTCATCAAAGAAATTAAAGTTATAAAAGCCTGGTTTATTGTATAATCTTTGATAAACATCACATAAACTTTTATCTTCAATTTTCTGATTATCCCATAAAAAACGTGTTTTTGAACCTTTTTTTATTTCTTTTCCGCCATAATCAACTATTTCTTTGAATAAAATAGGTTCCTCCTTAAAATTCATATCTATAAAAGGAACTAAATCAAATAAGTTTTTTTTATGTAGAAACTTATTTCCTATATCTTTTCTTATACATAAGAAAAAAAGCCTCTCCCTATTTTGAGGAACTCCCATATCAGAGGCATTTAAAAGAAAATGTTGACAGTAATAACCAGCTAAATCAAATTCGTGATATATCTTTTTTACATAATTCTTGGCATTTCCCATAAATAAACCTTTTACGTTTTCTGATACTACAATTTTGGGTTTTAATTTTTTTGCCAAATCAATAAAATCAAAGAAAAGAGTATCTAAGACTTGTTTTTTTTGCCCCTCCCTAAATTTCTTTTCTACTCCCCATGAATCTTCACGGCTCCCGGAAATACTAAATGTAGAACATGGAGGCGAACCGTCTAATATATCCAAATTATACAATTCTTCCGGCAATTCATTAGATTTTACCATATCCCTTATATCACATACGTAATTGTATTTAGGATTATTATTTCTTACATAACATTCGTTCATTTTTGGGTCTATTTCATTACAGCCTATTACATCAAATCCCGCTAACTTATATCCCATCGTTGAACCTCCTCCACATGCAAAACATGAAAAAACTTTTCCTTTGTCTTTCGTGAAATTTGCATCTTTCAACGTCCAATTGTAACTAAATCTATGTCCTTTTCCCATAATCAAAAATCATCATTTAAATATTTGACTGCATCAGATACGTTTATCTTGGATTTGCTTTGTTGAAATTGCGGTTTCAAATGTAATTTGTTGCGTTCCACATCGCCACGGATAAAATTACGCACGGTCGCCAACCAACCGTTATTTGTGCGTTTCATGTTTTTTTGGTCGCTCCAATCGGCGACGGCATGGAAATAATAAACCAAATCGACCTTTTCAAATTCCGGGGTCGCAAACTTACTTTCAAACTCGGAATAATCCACGCCAACGCCGTTTTCAAATTTAACCATTTTGTAAACGGCGGAATTGCGGAACAACGTTTTTTTCTCTTTTGGTTCCTCAACCTTTGTTTCTTCATCCGGGAATAATCCGGGGTTCTTTACCCCGGTATTATCATTATCAAAAGAGGTATTAATATCATCTATCTTTATTATGTCGGATTTTCCAACCACGGTAGTTGGATTTTCCAACCGGGGGGTAGTTGGATTTTCCAACCGGGGGGTAGTTGGATTTTCCAACCGGGGGGTAGTTGGATTTTCCAACCACTCCAAAGCAACACAATAATTAGACGTATATTCACAATAACGCACCTTGTTTTTTTCGTACTCAAATTTATTAATATATTGCTTATCAACTAATTGTTTGAGTAACTTAATAACCGTACTTTTATCTAATCCCGTCCATTCGATAAGATACCGCAATGAACCCTTAAAACGGCTTTCGCCGTCTTGACTAAAACCATGTATCAAAGCGAAAACCAACAATTCGTTACCTTTCAATTTAAGTTTCGTAATCATTGGGGCTAATATGGTTATAAAATTGCTATCCCGTATTGTCATACCTCCGTAAAATAAACATTAATATTATCGGTTCTTTTATCAGCCTTGCAAACAATACGTTTACAACTTCCGGGGTATTTATTGAAAAAACAATCTTTGCAATTATGCCAAAATTCGGCAATCATACATTTAACCGGAATATTATTAACCCGGATAACCGTTTCAACGGGTATTTCAATTTGTTTAATTGTTGCCATCGTGTCCGCCCTCCAATTCTTTAACGGGTTCCCATGCTTTACGCACTTTCAAAACATTGTCGGCACTCTCATTGGGAACCAACGACACGACGGGAAAACGGGAACGGTCGCCCGGTTTTTGCGTCGTGGCAAATTGTACATTCAAATCAAAGATAATGCCTTTGCAAAATCCCCGTTCAAACAACATACCGTCGAACGTTTCCCGGATTTGCGGGATTGTGGACGCCGTGCCTTTTGTGGCGAATTGCCAAACCCCGGCAACCCCACGAACCAAAGGAACAATAAAGTTTAGCGTTAATGTAACCTCCCAACCGTCGCAATCCGGTTGGCGGCTCTTTTTATTCGGGTAACGCTTCGTTATTGACTGCATTAAGTTTGGGTATTTCTCGGTTGTCAACGTTTCGTATTTCTTTCCGTCCCATACTTGGAACGTATCGCCATCGCCCGCCGCAATCAATCGCCCGTCGTCGTCCCGGTATTCGTAACGCTCGTTACATACTTTTGCCGGGTCGTCGTCCGGGAAAACAATTTGTATTGTTTGCGGCTTTTCGCCGTATGCTTGCGTAAATAATCCGGCATACTTTCCCGTTGGTATGAAATAATCCACGCTTTGCGGGTATCCGTTGGCGTTTTTCATTCCGATTTTTATTTGTCCGACACGGGGCAAAATCAAACGGGATTTTTCCGCCTCAGGTCGTTTTATTCGTCCTTTCATGCTCTTTATATTTCGGGGTCGTCGTTCAACAATCTTTTCTTATTCTCGTTTTTGGGCTTTTTTGGCGCATTTGCGGGCTTTTGTTCCTTTTCCGGTACAACAGTCCGTTTTGTCGTCTTTCGCCCCGTGGCGGGCTTCTTTTCCGTCTCCTTTGTCTTTTTCCCGGTGCGTTTCACAATCTTTGTTTTCTTAATCTCCGGTTCCGACGTTTGTTCCGGGGCAACCGCATCCGCTTTGACGGTATCGGCGGCGTCCGTGGTTTCGTCCGGGGTCGCCTCTTTGGGGGCTTTCGTTTTAATCAATTCCGCCAAAGACAACGATATTACATTTTGGGACAAATCCGGGGCGTCGTCCAATACAACCATACCATTAACCGCCGTAAACGTGTTGTCCCGCTTTTCGTCCTCAATGGCGGCAATCTCCAACAAATAGGGGATTTTCCGTATATTGGGGCTTTCGGTTTGCTCTTTCAGATTGTACGACGGTTTTTTGCGCCAATCTTTCGGGCTGAAATTGAAAATACGGGTAACGGGGAATTGCTCAAAATTGACGTTCCACATATCCCGGTACATTCCTAATTGTATTTCGCTTTCCTCGTAAAAACCTTTTCGCCCGCTTTTGAAATCGACAATTGCGTTAATCCGGTCGTCGCTTCCAATCTTTGCCCGCATGGTACACGGGCAATCAATCATTCCGGCGTACTTGTAATACGGGTGTACCAACGCAATTTCAACGGCTAACGGTCGTACATCATAATCCAATACGAATTGCGCAAACGCCAATACGTCCTTTTTCAAATCGTCGGCGTAATAAATAAAGTCGTCCGGCAATCGGTAAACCTCAATGTATTCTTTTAGTTTGCCTTTCAGTCCGTCCAAATCATACGCCCGGTTAATCAATAATTCCTCAAATGCGGCGTGCATAAACGTTCCATACGCCGCCCGTTCGCCTTTGTATCGCTCGGCTTCCTCAATGCCTTTGTTCGCAATCCAATTTATAAGGTGCGGGGCTTTGGGTAATGTTTGGGACAATATGGTTGTAACCGACGGGAAAAACTCCGGGTTCCCGGCGTCGTCATATCGGTAATAATATCGGTGTCCCTTGCTGTTTAACTGCCAAACCTTATACGGGGGTTCAATCAATGTTTTTTCGTCGAAAAACATTGCCGTCATTTCCTCAACCGTCATGCCCGGTATTATCTCAAACACTCCGGTTGGTTGTTCCGGTTGAACATCAACGAACGGGGGAATAATTGTTTGTTGTTCCTCGTTAATCTCCGGGAACATATCCGGGGCAACATTGCCGACGGTTCCCGCAACCTCTTTTACCGGGTCGCCCGGTTTATCGCTCTTTGCTCTCATTACTTGTACTTTTTATATTCTGAAATTCCACATAATACCATTGCGGCGCACATTGCCGCAAATAACAATTGCCACGGGTTCCAAAATGCGCCAATCAAACAACATAACCCCAATGCGCCAAACGTAACAATTAGGGCTTTCGCTTGAAACAACCCGGAAAACATGGTTTCGGCGGCGGCTTCCAACCATTCGATAAACTTACTTTTCATTGTTTCCGCCCTCCATGCCAAACAGGTAATCCGCCGTACAATCCAACATTTCGCAAAGAATAACGACCCATTCCGGGACAATCCGTTTGGTCGTGCCGTTACATAAATTCGTCATATTTACCTGTTGTGCGCTCTCGCTTGCACCCTCAAAAAGACGGGCGGCAATGTCTTTTTTCAAAACCTTTTTCCCGTTCGCCTCGGAACGGGCGATTGCTTCGTTTACTCTTAATCTCAATGCCATAACTTAAATTTTTTTGTTAATAACTTGGTTCGTTGCTCTCTTTGTATCCGCAATTGCGGCACGTTTTTTCCTCCCAAATCGGGCTATATTCCGGCGGGGTCAAATATCCGTCGCCTCCGGTACGTCTATACTCGCCGTCTGTAACCTCCATTTCCCCGCCACACTCCGGGCAATCATCGTTGCCAATCAATACACATTCCAACAGGGCGTCCAAATGGACGGAACGAACCGGGTAAATACCAATTGCCCGGATAACGTCCACCATTTCCACAACGGTAACATCCCGTTCGTAACAATCGGCGACCGGGAACCCCCAATTGTCGCTTATGTTCTCGATAATCTGTTTGTTGATTAACTCCGTAACGATTGTTTCGGATACTTGGTTGGCTGTTTTCTCGCTTTCGGTCGCCAACATCTTTAATTGCTCACTTTCTTTTATTTTCATATCATTTCCCGGTATCCCTCCGGGTAGGCTGTTAATCTTTTGTTCTGCAAAGTTAGAAAGATTTTTTAATTACCAAAAATATAATCTTTGTTTTGCGAAATCATTTTTGCCGGGTGCGTGAAATATCCGATTTTTAACCTACCTTTGCAATACCGCATTACCCAAAATTGCTCTCGGTTACTGCGTACCGAACCCCCGGCGTATCTGTTACGTCCGGGGGTTCATCTTTTCCAACGCCATTTGCGCCGCACAATAACAAAATCGGTATATATTGCCATAATATCCCGTTTGGTCGGTTATTTCCTCAATAACGCCCGCCGGATATTCCCCAAACGCCACATATTCGTATTGCGTTGGGTCTACCCAATGCGAACTCAAACGTAATGTCAATATATTTGTTCCCGACCCGGTTAAATGCGTGGTCGATTGGTATAAATACGTTCGTTTTGCCCTCAACGTATTGCACCCGGTCGGGAAATAACAACGTCAGCAAATGCGCATTTTTATAACACTCTTTGACTACCGGGCGAACCGTCCGGCGTATCAATTCAATTTCCCGTTCGTCGAATACGTCCGCCGCTTTTACGACCTCAACACGTTTTGCGGCGGCGATTGTATCGGTAAAATATTGTTTTTGTCGGTCGGGCAAATCCAATCGTAAGAACGCCCGCATTTCCTCAATAATTACGCTTTCCATATCTTAACCCTTTGTAAACCCCTTAAATGCGACGTGGTAAACGTCGTATTGTTTTCCGGTAACATAAAATTCAATCATTCGGTCGTCGTTACCGACGTCGTTTATTGCAATGGTCGGGTATGGTTCCCCCGGCAATTGGTTAAAACAGTCCTCAATTTCCCGGTATCCCTCCGGGAACTCCGAACGGTCGGCGGAAAAATACCGGGTTAAACTCTCTTTTATCCGGGCTAATATTTCGTCCCCGTTCGGCTCAAAAGCCGCTTTTATTTTTTCTTGACGTCTTAACGCAAATCGCATAGGCAGTTGTTTTAATAGGTTCTTAATTCCCCGTCCATCGGTAACGGTGCGCCCGGTAAACCAACCGGAATACGGGTATAATGTAACCGGGGAACCCCGGAAAGTAAATTGTAAGGTCGTGGCGTTTACCTCCGTAACCGGATAACCCAACGCCTCCAACCGGGTACGGGCGTAATCGACCCGCCCCGGCTGCAATTCTTGTTGTCGCTCTCTGTTACGGCTCATTGTACGCCCTCCGTAATTACTTTGCAATACTTATAATATTGGTCGTGTCGGCTCTCAACTCGGCACGTCAACCCAATATCGTTGCCGTCTAACAATAGGTTCAACAAATCGCCGGGATTGTGCCGGGTATAAAGCAAAAATAACCCGCCGTTTGCATTTTGGATTATCTTATACATATCTTGACTTAATCGGTAACGTTTCGTTTTGTTCATCGCTCTAAATGGTTATGCCGGGGGATTGCGCCCCCGGCTTGTTATTACTGTAAATATGCGATTGCGTCCAACCTTTCCTTTTCCTTTTTTGCATACTCAACGTTGCGGGCAATCCATTGTTCGGCGGGGTTCTCGGCTATCCATTTACTCCGATAATCCGGCGTAAAATATGCAACTTGTTTTTTATATGCCGCCTCCGGGTTTGCCAATATTGCCGCCATATGGCTCAATCTTTTGCCGTGGTCGCCTTTCCCGATTAAATCCAAACGCCCGAAATAAAACGAACCGTCGGCGGTACACGCCACATATTCACGGGCGGACGTTCTTTTTGATACAATCGCCTTACTATCGGCGTCAATAACTTGGTACTCGTATTTCTTTCCCTTTACTTTCTTAACTAAAATGTACTTTGCCATATTGTTGTTATTGTGCCGGGGTTTCCCCCGGCGGGTTATTAATATCCTGCTTTTGTTTGGCGTGTGTTCGCCATGAATGTTTTGGGGAAAACGCCCCGTCGTTGTTTACTGATAATAGAAAGTGATTTTAACGCCTCGGCGCAATTTGCAAACCTCTTTGTCGCCGTAACAATTGAAAGCACGTTTTAATAAGCGATTGACTAACTTAATATCGCCGACAATCTTTATTAAACCGGACACGCCAACCAATACATTAACCTTTTTACCGTTTACAATTCTGTTTACCTTGATTTTGAAATTGCGGTTAATCTCTTTTGTTGTGTAATCTAATCCGTTATAAATGCTTTGAGTATTCATATTGTTTCGCTCTCTATTTTCCGGGAAAACGCCCGGTCGTTCTTGTTTGATGATGCAAACATACAACCTTTATTTTAATTACCAAAGGTTTTATCTTTTATTTTCGTGTTTTCCTATAAAAAATTTTGTTTTTGGTTCCAAAAGAGTTATTTTATTGGAATTTTCGATTTAAGCGACTTTTGCAAGCTGGACGGGTAAATTATCCACTTTGAAATAAAATGCCCGGAAACGGTCTAAAAATGGCTCAATAGAAAAAGGGGTTGCAACGCCTTGTTACAACCCCCGGTTTATTACTTTTCTATGGTTATGAACTCAACCCCTAATATTTTTGTTGCGGGGTTTTTGCTAACTACATCAATTTGCCGATTTTTGATTTTATTTGTTTTCCATAAAAAACCTAACCAACGTTTATATTGCACCGTTTCCGCTATTAACAGACTATCCCGGTTTATATGCGTCCCGGTAAATACCCCGGCGGGCGTTGTGCATCCGTGCAACTCAAAATACGGTTCCACAATATCAATACAACGTAATACGGTCGTAACCGTGTCGCCGGGCAAATATACAATACTATCCCGGACGTTCGCCCGTAATTCGTTTATCGTTTCCATTTGTGCCGTCGTAACCCTTTGTAAATCCCGGTTTTTTGTCTGCAACGATTTGATTAACGCCGCATCATCCGCCCGGTACTTTTTATATTCGGATAATTTCAACTCCAAATTTCCAACCTTTGCGGCATTCAAACTATCCTTTGTTTGATAGGTTCGGACGTCCTGCAACAACGTTTCGGTATTGCTCCGGTATTTGTCCCGTTCGACGGTCAAATTATTAATGCGCTTTTGTTGGAACCAAAAGGCGGCGGCAACCGCCATAATGATTGCCGCCAATATTATATACTTTTTCATACTCAAACATTGTTATATTCAATTGCCGCATTAAAACACGGGCATTCTTTGATATACTCCCACGGCTCAATAATGCCGTCGCCGTTCAAATCCGGGGAATAATCCCGGTGTCCCTTAATCGTTGCGTCCGGGAACATAACGACTAAACGCATAAGCAACCACAATAACGCCTCCTTTTGTTCCGGCGTCCGTGTGTCGGATGCTTTGCCGTTGGCATCCAATCCCCCAACGTAACAAATGCCAATAGACCGGGAATTTTGCCCGGAAACGTGCGCCCCAATTTCGGAAAGATAACGCCCGGTTTCAATCGTCCCGTCCGGCAATACAACGAAATGATAACCGCAAATTCGCCCGCTTTGGGGTTGCTTCTTAAATCCCCGTTCCTTGTGCCAACCGTCGATAATATCAACGTTGACTTTTGCGCCGGGCTTGGTTGCGGTGCAATGTACAATCAAATCCGTAATCGTCCGGGTCGTTTTTTGCCCCTCCAAATACTTTAAAATCTCTGTTTGGTTCATTGTTCGCCCTCCTTTTCTTTATCGTTAATAATATCGCTATCGTGTTCCCGTTGGTATCTCTCAATTATCGGTTGCCAATATCCCGGCAATACCCGTGTAAATTCCAACCGGATAACGTGGTAAATAATACGCAACGCAACCTTTGTGGGATATGCTTTAATAAGGTTGCGGAATGCGTTTTGCAAATACACATACATAAAAACATAAGTAAGCGATTTAATTACTACTTTGGCGGCTTCATTATCGCCACATTGCAGCATTACCGAATAAATAACGTATATAATAGTAACGTACAAAAGCAATTCCGCCAACGCATTCTTAAACTTACTAAATCGAAAGTTTTTGCAATGCCTTACACTTACACCGTCCGCCCGCATACCAGCCCAAATATTGAAAGCAAACATAATGACTAATGCGTACATAAAACCCGCCGTTGGGGTTAAATAGGCTAAAATAGGACTTAACGACGTGGCGAATATCATACGCCATTGTTCCCATGTAAAAAGTTTATCCATATCTTTAATGATTAAAGGGCGGACGGTTTCCCGTCCTCCCTTTGGTTAATGGTTATTGGCAAAAATTCGCAACGAAATTGCGGTAACAAACATCGCCAATTGATAAATACCCGTTGTTGTCGGGGTGTAGGCCGTTCGTATCGACCCATTCAATAACCCCGGTATTTCGGGTATTAACGGCACGGTCGGCGTGCGGCATATTATATTCGGTGTCGAACTCGGCAGATACGTTCACAAACTCCACAAAACCGGAATATTCCGGGCGGTTCGCAAATTCTTGGTATGCGTCGTTTTGGTTCAATGCCGTAACAACCATACCGTAACCGTCGGCGTAAGACGTTCCGGTTGCGCCATAATTCGCACCCATACCGCCCCGGACGCTCGGAACCTGAACCCCCATAATTTTTAATTTGGCGTTTGGGAACTCGGCGTGTAACGTGTCGGCAAATATTTTTATTTGGTTCAACACGCTTGTAAAATCAGTACGACCGGGCGTTTGTTCGTTCCACGATAACAGCGTATAAACAACGTCTATTTTACCCCCGGCAACGGCGTTGGCGTAAGGTATGAACGACATTTTGTTGTTATCCCAATCCCAAAGCGGGTTTTGCGTATCCCGCGCAACACTTGTATAAGTAATCGTTGCGTCCCCGGTTCCGCTTGACTTGGTTAGCGTACCACTTGCGGACGGTGCGAGCGTCAACGCTGTAACAGAACAAAGGATATTACCCGTACCGCCTGTAACATTGACCTCCATAACGGTAAACGTATTCCCGTTGTTGGTATATACCGCCCCAACTGATAACGACGTTACGCCCGTTACTTGGAACCTGTATGCGGGTCGCCCTTGCTGTGTATAACTTTCCCACGTCCAACCGCCAACGCCGAAATATCCCGTTGTCCCGTTCTGTTTGGAACCGACAAAGGCAATATTGGTTAACGCTTTCCCCGCCGGGGTTCCTCCGGTTCCGGTCAATCGCCTGTTAGCCTCGGCGCACCATGTACCCGCCGCCGTAAGGCTATCCCCGAAACAAGCGACGTTAAGATTTGCCGCCGGGGATTGCACGACGTTACGTGTAACCAATTGGCACGTTTTCGACGCCAAAACGTTACGGTCGTCGTCCTTAACGGTAACGGTAAAAGTCGTTGTTCCCACGTCCGCCACGGTCGGCGTATATTGGAAATAACGGGGGTATTTGTTGCCCTTTGAACACGTAACCAATATATCGTATTTGTAAGGGTCAACCGCTTGTATCATTCCACGGAAAAACAATTGCAAGGTATCCCCGACAATGGCGTTTATCGTATCTGGCAAACTGATATTTACCGGGTCGGGCGGCGTTACCCCGATACGGCTTCCAATATCCGCTATTTGGTCGTCGTTCAATACGTAATTATTTTTTGTAATCCAGACACGGAAATAAAACGGGGCTCCGCCAATTGATACGGCGTACGTTTCCTTCATATTTCCATTTGTGGAATATCTGTCAAATTGGTATCCATTATCCGGTAAATATGGATACGTTCCGTTGTACCCTCGGCGGACTACAAGTTGGTTGCACCAATACATTAAAAACAAAACCTTACCGTCAGCGTTGGCGATTGTTTGACCGAACGGAACGGCGATATACTTTGTTTCGCCGGGCGCAACGCTTACGTCAACTGTGACGTCGGCTAACTTTGTGCCGTCATAGTCCGTATCGAATATTGCGACCCTCAATTGCGTAATCGGGTCGGCTCCTCGGTTAATTACACATACCTCGGCGGCGTCAAAGTTTTTGCGTACCCCGATATGACAACCCCAACCGCTAAACGTGGACGACACATTTTTATTGGTAAAATCGTCCGTTTCCCATTTTTGCACATTGTCTAATTGTTGCGAATTATCAAAAACGCTATTCCAACCGACGTTTATATTTGCGATTTGTGCTTGCATTGTGGAGATTGTTTTGGTAATATCCAAACCGGGGAATTGCGACCAAATACCGCCCGCAAAGATTTTAGGGGTTAACGCCCAACCGTCGAACCCGTATAAATTACTAATATTCGCCGGGGTTTCCTGTTGGATTGCGTCCCAATCAACAATAAGCCACGAACCCTCCGCAACTCCGGTTGCTACTTTCATCAACCAATATTTCGACCCTGCAATTTGCGCTCCGGTAAATGTTGCGAGTCCTTCCAATTCTGCCGTACCCGCAAGAAAATCGGGGTTAGCATTATAACGATACAATGCAATTGTATGCACCGTTGGTCTTATTATGGAAAGCGAATACCATTTTGCCGGGTCGTATTCCATGTTGATATAACCGTTAATCAAAAAACGGTTCAAACCCAAAGCGACCAACGTCTCCGACAACGGTATTTCCTGCCAAAGCGGGAATAAATCTAACCGGGACGTTTCCGCCAACGTGCGATAAAAACGACGGGTTCCGCTATAATTGGAAATATCCAAAGCGTCGCCCGGCATCAACAACGGGGCGTCTGTGCTTACGTTCAAAATGATATACGCCGCATTTTCCGGGGCTGTTACCACTCTAACCGTACCGCCCAACGCTAATTCCGAACCCAACATATTATAATTTGCATCGAACCAAATTATTTGTTGTGCATTTATCCGGTACGTTGACCCGGCAACAACGGGGTAATACGGCGACATCCAATAAGACGGATTTGTTGCTAAACTGTAATTCGTCCAATTGAAATAATACCCCTTTTTGAAATCATTAATTGACGCTACATTGTACCCGGTGCGGTCAATATCCCCTTTCGCCAAATACTTGTTACCGTAATAATCGACGGGGAATTGCGACACGGTTGTTAATACCCACGCCCCCTCCGAATTATTGGATATGATATTGAACCCGGTGGGAACCGTCAACCCAAAATTTGCATACTCTCCGGGCGTCCTCGCTATATAAAAAACGTTTTGGTCGGGCGTCCCCGGATTGGTTGTACTATTTGCAACGCCCTTAAACGTTGCGTTTTCCCCCACGGAATTAACGATTGAAAGTAATGTACTTTGCAAAATCGTTCCCGTAATTTCGTTGTTGCCGTTCGCCTTAATTACGGCGACAATTGCGGCTTTCAAATCGGTATAATTTGCCATATCTCAAAAGTAAAAAGTTACTGATTATTGTTGAAATCGTTATTGAAATCGTTATTGAAATCTCCTTTATTGCTGATAATATATCCACGTCCTATTTTCTTCACGACGGCATTTGTTTTAAACTCAATTTCCACGCTCGCCAAATCTCCCTGCGTTTGCCATTTCGGGGTAATTAGGAACGTGTCGCAATCGTATTCCCTTCCGTATTTATCCGTTATATGAATGTAATCAGCCATACGGATAAAACGCATAACATCGCAAAGGAACTCCGGTGCCAATATTGTACATTTAAACGTTTTGACTGATATTTGTTTTTCCGGGAAAAAATACCCGTCCCGTTCTTCGCCATCCTCTTCAAATTCATAATCCGGTTTTCCCAACTCTGTACAAAGGTACAACGTATTTTTGAAATCCGGGTTTTTATATACTATTTGCCCGGCGTCAAATACCAAATTTTCAATATCCCACCATTGTATTTTTAAGTAACCGGAAACATCTTGCACGACGGTAAACATTTCCGAATACCACGTTTGCACGCCATCCGATAACGTCATATAATATATTCCGTCCAACTGATTTAATGGCATGGGTAATATTGACGGGTACAATATAACATCATAACCCAACGTTTGAAACCGTACAATCTGCAATCCGGTTTCCCTCATGTACGTTGTTATGTTTGCAATTAGTTTCCCGGTTTTATCGTACAACATTACTGACGTAACATTATTTGACCGTGTGTTTCTAATTATTTGAAACGGCAACAATCTATCAGCCGGGGCAAATAACGGATAAATTGCGCCGTATGCGTAACTTTTACGGTGGTTCTGTTCATTTATAGACGTGTACCACGGTAAAACGCTTGTATTGTTATTCTGTATCATATTTCATCGTTGCTTTTATATTTCTACTACACAAATTTACTGAAAGTTTATCAACTTGACCGTTCCCGATATATGTTTTTATTAGTTGCATCGGGTTTGGGTCGTCATTTGCCGGAAAACTAAACGTTTGTTTCTTCTTTCTCTCAATACCGTATGCGTAAACCTCGGAACCGTTTATTGATACACGACGGGCGGGTAAATCATACATCCAATACGGGAATTGCAAATTGATAAACGCCAAATATCCGTTTTGCAAAAAGTATTCGACGCCGTTTATTGTTTGGCGGGTAAATGGCAATATCCATTGCGACCCGGACGTTGGCGGAACGGCGGCAAACAAGGCGAACCCGTCGGAACTCATGTTGCCGGGGTTTAACAACATCATATCAATGTCGGACGTGAAATTTGATATATTAATTTCCTCAACCTTTCCGGGCGTTACATACTTGCTTATTACTTGTATCGGCAATCCCTCAAAAGCCGCCGTAACGTCGTCCATCCATTCAAATTGGTAACGTTCGGGCAAATCGACCTTATCAAACGAATATTCCGACGTGTTGAACGCCCACGGTTTCCCGTTGCGCAAATTCAATTCCTTTGTCAAATCGTGGCTTAATATAGCCCCGCCGGAATAGGAACCGCCATTGCGGAAATATTGGATATGTTCGATTTTAAATTTGCCGTCCTCAATGAACCAATAACATTTGAAACAATCCCGTAACATATTGGTAAATTGCTGTAAGGTCGTCGGGGCTTTTTGTGCGGGTTGCTGATATTCGCCGTTTATAATGTTCGTTTTCTGCGATACAAGCAACCGGAAATTCAACCCGGATATTGGATTGTTTCCCCCGTATAAAAATTGGCTATATTCCGCCGTGGCTTCATGCGTAATTCCGGGTGCAATTTGATTGAGCAAAACAGATATACAAGACGCAACCGGGAACGCATCCCGCAAAGTATATTCTTTTCGGGCTTTTTCCTCTAATATCCAATCCATCAAATAAAATCCAAACCATAACGACGCATAACGCCACGTTGACCGGGCGATTGGATAAAACGTTTGTCCGAAAATGGAATAGGGCGGCGCAAAATACTTTCCGTTGTCCGCTAATCCCCACTCGGTCGGGGTGTCTGAAAAGTTGTTTGAAATAAACGCCACGTCGATTGCGTAACCAATCGCACGCCTATAATTACGGTTATTATCAACTATATCATCGGCGGGCAATGGATATGTATTAAGGTCGTTGATTTTCTCCACGTCGCACAAATACCGGGCATATATATTATAACTTTTCATATCGGCGTGCATTGTTCCGGTTGCCCCGGAACCCTCAACGGCGGTTAAATCAAATTCAAACGTATCAAACGGTTCATGCGTTACCTTTTGATAACGAAACATTACCGTATCGTCGGATTGTTTCCGTATTTCAACTACAGCAATACCAAACGGCAATCCCCCGTTTATTCGTTGTTGTGAAATATAGATATAATAATTAACATTCAATTCCGGGTATAATTTCCCCTCGAATACGTCCGCACTTGCACCCGTCGCCATTCGTCCGGTATAAAGCCCGGATATTACCGCCGGGGAACCGTTGGACGTAATTTGTATTTCTTTCAATATATTGCACAAAGCAAAATGATAGGTTTGTACTAATGCGTTTTGGTCGGTCGTGGCGTTTGCGTCTTGTTCCCAATTCGTACCGCCCAAAAAACAAGAAACAACACTATCCCCCGGAACGTATATTTGAATTAATGGACGCTTGTTTATCGTTATCCGTTGGATTGTCGGGGCTAACGTTATTAAATTGTATTCCTTTTCCAATCCCGCCAACACGTCGTTATAATCGTCGATTGCGTCCGGTTGTACAACAACCTTTTTATCGTAATCCGTAAACGTACAATCGGTTTTCATAAACTTGCCTTGAAAGTATTGGAACCATGTACGCCCGCCGTCGTCGCTCTTTTCAATGCAATACAAAAATTCATTGTCGAACGATTGACGGTTTATATAGTCGTAATCATCCCGGACAAAGGTAATTTTGCCGGATAATTTGGCACGATAAAACCGTTGGTTGGTTTCTAATTCGTACTCCTTTGCCAAATCGTCCTTATAAATCGGATGCACGGTTTGACCTTGTAAGACGTTCGGGGCGTCCAACGTTCCCAATCTCAACCATGCCGTCCCGTTGGCGTATTGCGCTTTGCTTACATTAAACCGGATATATGCGGCATTGCTTGGTATGTCAAATTCCGTATTTGTGGCGGTCGGGCCGCTTCCCCAACCGCCGATAATCTTTTTATTGCTATCGTAAAATGCGCCCCCGGCTTGCGGGGTGTAATTCTGAAACAATTTGCGGGGGTACACATTCCCAACCGGGACAAAAGTACGGGTATAATAGAAATTTGTATTATTCCCGTTTATGTTCCCGGTTGTGTTACTTATCGCCCCGTTCGCTAAAAACGCATTTACAAATGAATGTCTATAAATCGGGTTCATATCAATTTTTAATTTTACGTGTCAAATTCTTGTAAACCTCAATAACATTGCCGTTGCCATCGACGTAACGACGGCGGCGGTTTTGTTCCTTAATCTCCCTTACATCGTCTTTTAAATCCCGCAAATCCGGTGCGTTATTTTGTTGAACCGTTACATTAATGCCGTCGGTATTGTAGGCATTAAGGTACTTTTGGGGGAATGTTCCCCGGTTCAAACTATTTATTACGTCCGGGATTAAACGACGGAAACGGCGGGAATTACGTTTATTGATAACGGCGAAAAATTCCCCGCCCTCGGCACGCCTCCGGGTTCCATCCGGTTTGGTTCCTAAATCCACATCGTCGCCGGATTGGTGGGAACCGCCCGCCAACATTTCAACCGTACCATCGCCGTAACTTTCCGTACCCCCGGCGTTGGCGGACTTGGATAATTGGGCGGCTTTGATTTTTGAGGCGGCAAAGGAACCCCACATTATCGCAATAGCCGGTATTGCAAACGGGAACCCTAATTGCGACCAAATCAAAGTGGACGCCGTTACAAGGTTCCCGATTTGTTGGATTGTTTGGATTGCTTGTTGTGCTTTTTGCGCCTTTTGTTGCTCCTTTAGGGCTTTTTCTTGGTTCTTTTTGGCTTGGTCTAACTCCTTTTGCGCCATTGCAACGTTATTGGCGTAACCGTTCGCCCGTGCCTCTAATTCCGCATCTAATCGGCGTTGGCTTGCGTCAACCTCTTTGTCGGCGGCGGAAACGGCGGCGTCGGCGGCTTGTACTTTTGCATCCAAAAAACTATTTAATTGCTCAATAGCAAAGGAAACGGACGTACTTATTGCCTCCTTTTGGTCGTCGTCCAAATTCAGCCCGAACAATCCGTATATGTCGTTACCCCGTTCGTCGCCTTTGCTTTTCTCAATTTCTTGGTTGATTTTCGCAATGGTATTTTTGATTGTCTTAACCTCGGCATCCGTCATTTTAACCCCGGCGGCTTTGTTCAACTCTAAAATCTTTTGCAACCGTGCCTTTTCTTGCGCTAACCGGAACCGGGTTTTGCGTTCCTCGGAATTGCGGATTAAATCAAACTCGGACGCCTCCAACGCTTGTGTTTGGTCGAATAGCATTAACGCCCGTTGTTGGTTTAACTCGGTCGTTTGCTTCAATACCTCGGCATCATATTTGGCGTTAATATCCGCCTCGGATTGGCGCACGTCCTCGGCTAATTGCCTATTTTGTGCCAATTCGATTGCCCGTTGTTGCTGTAACAACTGAATACGCAAATTTATTTCCTCCTGCGAACCCTCACGGGCGGCGTCTAATTGTAATTGCGTCCGGTCGGCGGCGGCTTGCATTTGGTCTATTGTAATTTGGTCGTTCAATTCGCCCAAACTCTTTGCGTATTGTTGTTGCAAAAGTAATTGTTGGTTAAGCAATTCGGCAACTTGCGTTTCAGTTAATCCCCGCTCGGTTTCTAACCGGGTGTTAATGTCCTGTATTTGCCTTTCATACTCAACCCGCAATTGTTCCCGTTGCTTTTCCGCCCCCTCTGCCATCAATGCAATTTGGGCGTCCTGCGTTGCCCGTTGTGCGGACAATTCCGCCGCCCGTTGTTGGTTGGCAATATCTACCATATCAACCGCCAATTGTTCCCGTAATAAAACAATTTGGTCGTTTAACGCTTTGCGTGCCTTAACCGTTAAATTGGTTTCCGTCCTCAACTGCAATTGTATGTCGGCAATCGCACGGGCGTTGGCGGCTTGACGTTGCGCCCGTTGTTGGTCGAATGAATTTTTAATTAAGGCAATCCGGGCGTCCTCGGCTTTGCGCAATATATCCGTTTCCGCTTTGGCGGCGTTCCGGTTTTCGTTTGCTCTTTGGGCGGCTTGTATTTTCCTTTCGGCGTCCAAATCCGCCCCCTCGGTTTTTAGATTAACGGCAATGTCAACCGCCCGCCCGGTATTATCTATTTGACCCTGTACGGCTTCAATTGCTTCATCAACCTTGACTTTATCAATTTTACCGTCTAAATCAACATCAATATAAACTTTCTTATCCCCACGGGCTTTGGCGTTATTCAACTGCAATAACATATCGTTTAATTGCTTCAACTTTGCCCGGTTTGCCTCCAAATCGTTTAATTCTTGACCGTAAAAACCAACGCTTTTATTATGCGCCTTTGTGCGCTCGGCTAATATTTCGTCCTCAATCTTTCGGGTTTCAGACAATGAAGCGTTACGGGCTTTAGCAATGTTTAATTCCCGGTTCAATTGGGCGACACGTTCGTTGCTAACCCGGTTCATTTCGGTTGCCTCGGTTTCCAAATAATCCAACCACGCCTTTTGCGCCTCGTTAAGTTTTTGTTGGTTCTTTGCCGATTTATCGGTATTAGATGCAAACAGAACTAAAGCCCCCACAACCGTAACCAATGCCAACGCCAAAAGAACATACGGATTTGCGGCGGCAATCAGATTGAAAGCCTTTTGCGCAATTGTAGCCGCCAATGTTGCCTTTGTTCCCTGCATGGTAACAAGGCGGTTATAAACTTGCGCTTTGCTCAATGCCGCCATTTGTAGCCGGGAAATACCCAACATAATTGCGGATTGTTTTTGTACTGCGTTTTGTATGGCTTGCACCCCGGTTGTAATGGCTATTGCTGCCTGTAACTTCTTTTGCGCTTCTTGTACGTCCTCACTTTCCGCCCCGAACAATTCCATTGCCCCGGTAAATGCGGCGAACCCACCGGATGCACCAGCCGCCAAACCTAATACGGCATCCAAATTGGACGTATCGGACGCCATGCGGGTAATTTCATCGGTCGCATCCTTAACCGCATCTCGTAACATTGCGGTTTCTTTGCTCAATTGCTGATATTCGGCGGTTCCTTGTTTGCCCTCCAATCGTAACAATGCTAATTGCTTCGTTTGGTTCTCTATTTGGGTCGTCAACCCTTTTGCGGCGTCGGAATAGTTACCCACGTTTAACGACGTTTTCCCGGTCGCTTCCTGCAACCGTTTCATTTCCTCGTAAATCGCTTTTGTTTCGGCAACCAATTTGCGCCCCTCTTCGGTCGCCTCCCTTTCCTCAACCGTCATGTTATTGAGGTATATTTTATTAATTGAGTATTGAGCGGATAAACGATTATATGAACCCTCGGCGGACTGATTTAACCGGGTCGTTAATTTGTTCAACTCGTTTGCCTCCTTTTGGGCTTGCTTCAATTCTGCCAATCGCTTTGCGTTCTCGCTTTCCGCAAATGCTAAATCCCGTGCCGCCCGTGTCAATTTGTCGGTATCGTTCGACGCCCCCCGGATTGTCTTACGTCCGTTTTCGGTCGCCCCGCTTACGCCCTCCAATGCAGCCTTAACCGTTATTGCTTCCGACTTGATATTTTGCAACGTATTCATATATGCGTCGCTTAATTGGTCTAATTGCGCAATCAACTTTGTAATACTATCGTCGGGCTTTACAAGGTCGCTATATTTTATTGGGTTGTTATTATCTGCCATACTTAACGTTATTTGCGGGCAATTTGCCCCGTATTAAATTATCTTTTCTTTTCCATGTAGTTAATCAACCAAAGAAAAACAACGCCGCAAATCGCCTTATTTGACGCCGTTTTTGTTTTTGGTCGGTTTCAACAACTCCTTTATCCGTTCAAATGCGTTGTAATACTCTAAAACGGTGTATTTCTTTGGCTCCGGTACGTGCAAATGTTGGGATATGGTTAAACACATATTTTCAAACTGTTTATCGTACTGAATTTCCATGTTATCGGAACCACTAAAAACAACCGGGCGATTGTACAACAACAACATCGTCGTTATTTTATCAATTTCCGCCCGTTTGTCCTCTGTATCGCCGTTTATAATGGCATCCAACATTAACATTGTGCGGTTGCGCAATTCGTCGTAATACTCTTTAACCGTCGCATCGTCGAACAACCGGGGGAAATACATTTGCAATTCTTCATCTATTTTTTTTTTGACCGCTTCCATTTGGGCGGTCAACTCTTTAACGGGAACATCGCCGAACATATCGACGACCTTTTGCAACCCATCGTCGGATAAATCG